TTAGATTGGGGTTACCGAGATATGCGTCACTCATCTAATATAACTCCTTCAATATGGGTGTAACCCATTCTAATGGCTGCCTGCACTCTTTGACTGCCTCTGAAAACTGAATATTCTTTTTCTGCATAAGTTTTACCACCCACACCCTTTCTAGGTGTTTCTGATACACTATACTTTCTAACTTCTATAGGGTTTAATAATGGCTTACCTTGAATTAAATCAGGTAAAGGTGTCATTGATTTGATATAATGTATCTTATCTATTTCAAGAATTATCTTGTTTGGTGTTTGCTGTTTCGCCTTCAATAACTTCATCATCTTTCCTATTTAACATTTTTTGTAGTTCATTGGTAGAACCTATAAACAAAGCATTTTTAATATTTGTGTTTGCTTTGTTAGGTAGTTCTTTTAAGTCTTTTAATTTTTTCTGTAAGTCTTGTAACTTATCTACTGTTGTAGCAACTTGACCAATCAACTGACCTGCAACCTCATAAGCTCTAGGGTGTTGTCCTTCTTTTGCAATCTCTAGTATACCTTCAATAGCTTCATTACCTTTATCAATAAGATTGTAATAGTTATCTCTACTGTTTACATAATCATTATCAATGTCATCTTTACTTTCATCTACCTTTCTAGGTACAGGTGCTGGTTGTTCAAACTCAGTCATAGAAAACTTTTCTTCTTTCTTTTCTATACCTAAAATTTCATTTACATTATCTTCCAATTTACTCATTATGTATCACTTCCACTCGTAGGGTTATATCGTTTACTATCATTGAAACTTGAAATTGTTGTTGTAAATCCAAAATCATCATCTGCGTCAGCAGTTGTAGGATTAGGCGTAATTACAATTCTTTCTTCTCTTGTTAAAGGACTATCCGTATCTGAACCAAGGTCTGATTGTACTGTTTTAATAACGCCTTGTTTACTCATTGGTCCATATAGATATGTTTTTGCTGTAAAACTTAATGTGTAAATTACAGCTCTTCTTTGTGTAAACTCTCCATTATATGTATCTTCATAGTTCACACTATTTAAAATAATTGGGATATCTCTTTTGATATCTAACTCAGGAATAACATTCATTGTAACTGTGTATTCTGGTTGAAAATATGGTAAAATTTGTTCTATAATTTGTAGACCATTCTCAGCAGTAGCAGTAAAAGAATATAAATTAAAACTAATATTGTATGGCACCGGTGCATAATTATAGTTTCGCACTTTACCATCTTCACCAGATTTTACTCTGATAGTCTTTTGCATTTTATTTAATTTTCTAGTGGCGTCATACTGTAGACCTGTAATCTCAAATCCCATTCTAGGTAATGTAACAGCAACTTCTCTATCTGATTGTAGATTAGCTTGTTGTTCTATTCTTACCAAAAACTTTTCTTTTGGTGCATAGGCTAAAGGTACTCTAATTCTTTTAGTGATTGCACCTGTACTACTAGTGTTTTGAATTATTACATTATTAAATATCTGGCCAAAGGCGATAGTTAACTTTCTTAATCCTTCGTTATAAAAATGAGTTCCGAACATTATTCATCCACCTCCCCAAATGGGTTTCTTTCTGTAAAGTCAAGTATGTCATCTGCTGTACTAGCTGTGTCATAACCTGCTTCGGCATTTAAGTCTAAGTTACTTGCATATGGAGATTGTGTTTGTATATTTGCAGCTACATATGTTTCTTGCATTAATAATGCTGGTTGACCTGTAGAGTAATCGTGATAATCTTCTAACACAATTGAACCTGCGCCTGTCAAAACTTCTTGACCATACTCTAATGTTAACTTGTGTTGTAATTGGTCTAGTGTATATTTGTCTTCTACTGCGTCTAGTGTATTAATACCAGTATTAATTTGTTCGTTAGCATATTCCCAACGAGTTACTTTTAATTTGTAAACAGGTAAGTTACCCATTTGATAGAATGGCTCTTGGTCTTCTACAAACTGAATTTCAAAATAAGAATTTAATAAAGGAACAAATACAATGTCACCTTCATTTGGTCTTCCTGAGGCAGTTAGTGTAGCCTTACTTGCAACATGGTCCTGAAATCTTCTCTTAGATAAAACTAAAGTAGTATCATCTCGAATTTCTAAACCAAATTTATTAATGATTTCATTTTCGCCAGCAAATCCTTCAGTAGTTTCAAAGTACATTTCAAGTAAATATGAGTCATCAAATCTACTAGATGTATCTTCTCCTAAAACCAAATCTCGGTTAACAAGTGTACGAGGTAGATAGTAAATATCCTGTCCAAAAATCTTTAGACTCTCAATTATGATATCTTCATGTAATCTCTTTTCAGAGTCATTACCGATACCTCTACCGCCTTGAAAATAGTGATTTACTGCCATGATTTTTTATCCAATCATCATTGCCGGATTTAATTCAAAGGTACTTCTAATCTCTTGTTCTAATTTTTCGATATCAGATAGTGCCTCGGAATAAATTTGTCTTCCATTTAATGTAACTCCGCCAATCATTGCTACACCATCAAACTTAGATAGGTTAGCTCCCCATTGTTTTTTAAATAATGCTGTGACATATCTTTTTAAGAATAGGTCATTATAAACATCTGAGTGTACTGTGGGGTCCATTTTTCTATAACATTCTATTACTATGTATTCACCAACCATTAAATCATTTGTCCAGTCCATGTCAATGTATAGTCTGTTATCGTGTTGATTAAATCTTATTGGTTTCTCACCTACTAAGATGTGGTCTAAGAAGTCTAAGTGTCGCATAACAATATCGTAGTTAACAACCGCTGTTGATGAAAAATCATACAGGTCATTTAATCTCATTTGATATCTAACATCAAATAAATTCATACTACCTTTGTTTGAAAATGGAAATATATTAATTACTGATATCACACTTTCTGGAACAACAACATATCCTTGTCCTTCTTTCCAAGTAGTGGTAATACCATTCTTTGTCACAGATTCACTTGAGTCTGTTTTAATTCTGTCTTTATCTGTTTGTGTATATTGATATTTTAAATATGCTCTTTGAATACCGTCATAGTGGTATTGTGCGAAATATTGTAATGCCTCGTCCAATCTATCTTCTAGTTGGTCGTCATCTGCATTTATCTCAATGACAGGCTTACCTAAAGCTCTTAAAGCATATTGTTTTAAATTTTCTCTTGTTGCTGGTTCTGCCATAATTGTTTACCTTTTCTGGTATATTTATAAGAATTATTATATCTTAGGGAAGAGATTGTCTTGACAAAACAATTTAATGTCCTCATCAGGTAAACCAAGTGATTGCATAACTCTTGGCGTATGAGGGTTCATTTGTTGGTGTTCACAGTAGTAATTTTGTGCTTTTATCACATCTTCTCTATTAGATTCACCATCATGTGTTCTAATTTTATCAATATAGTTTGCTAGATTTGATGTAGCCATTGTACATATCTGATTTAATTCTTTTTCCTCAGTTACATTACCTGCAGCCACCATGCCACCACTAAAGATTGCCTTTGCCCAATCTGGCAATTCTCTTTCTTTACTTGGTTTATACCAACTAGTTTCTTCTAAAAACCATTCTGTCAAAGGGTGGTGTTTTTGTAACAATGGACTAAAGTCGTGAAATGCACCAGTAACTTTGTTTTTACCTGCAATGATATCAAAACCATAAATTGGTCCACCGTTTGTTAATTCTGGAAACAAACATACATGAGCCATCCATAAACCTTTTGTATCTCTTACATCAACAACATCTACATGAGCTCGTCTAATATATTTGTTTTTCCAAGTTCTATTGACCCAACCAAACTCATCATTATTAAACCTTTCCATACCTGGTTCTTTATACTCAACCAGTTCTTTGTTTAATAAGTCAACAGTTTCTTCTTGCCACTTAATCAGTCTTTCCCAAATCATGGAGCTCCTTCATTTCTTTAAATAATTTTGTCGCACTTTCAAAGCAAAACATTGCCTCAGGTACAACTGAATGTTCATATACATTTAAGTATGTGTTAATTGTTTCTTTGACTATTCTTCTATAGTCACCCACTTCTTTATCTTTAAACTTGTAGTATCTATTTGGACCAGGTGTTTTTGTTCGTATCATTTGACCACCTGCCAAATCCCCCATATGTCTAACATAGATATGAGCATACAGTTTCATTGCCTCATCTTGTATAGATTCAATGTGTTTTATATAGTCTTTTGTACTTTGTGTAATTTCTGGTGTATCTATTTCAAAAGATTTGAAATCATATAATATATGTTCAGCTCTTAATAAATTTGGTGTATCTCTGAATAGTGAGTTGTGTAAACCATACTTTTCTAATACAGCATAACATTGTAATTGATTGTACAAGTATGTTGCATATAGTTTATGGTCTATTTCACCAGACATGAGTATCTTTACAAACTCTTGCCTCTCAGCATTCTTGTGGTGTTCCATCGTTAATTGTTTTATATCAAGCATATTTTTACCATGTAATTGGGATATGACCTAAGTTTTTAGTAGGCACGCCTCTTGTCATCACATCAAATCCTATTGTTATTCTTTTTTGTTTTGAAGGAGTGTTTGCAATCACTTCATGCCAAACTTCTCCTTTACCAATATATATGTAACCAATCTTATTGTCTATTGAGTATATAGGTTTTTCTTCTTTGAAACTGTTGTAAAACTTTGTTGTAGTATCTTGGGGATTTATACTAATATATCCATGAAGATTACCATGGCCATCATCAGCATGATTGTGCTTTGTTAATAACTGTTCATCTGTATGACTATTCAACCATGCCTGTATCCACATATGTTTAGGTAATGTTTGATTTAAATTTTCAACCATATATCTTCTTATACATATGCCGACATCTTTAAACAAATTCCAATAATGAAAACTACCAGTTAACAATGAGAATATATTATATTTTTCATACGCCCATGTGACATTATCTGTATTAAACTCCTGTTTTAAAAAGTTTTCAGCCAGCATAATATCATCAATAAAACTATTTTGTTTCTGTACCAAAGGTACATGTTTGTATACTGAATAACCATATTCAATATTATCTACCACTTTTGTATGGGACATTTTACTCCTTTCATATGTATCTTTAATTTCAAAACACAACCACACTCTTCACAATATTTAACAGGTGTATCTTTATAATGTTCACACTTTTTACAAACTTCAAGTCGTTTATCACTTTCTTCTTTTTGTACAAAAAACTCCAAATCCATTATTAAACACCTAATTGTATATTAAATTGTTCTTGTTGTTTTTCTGCAATACTTAACGCTTGTTCCTCCGTCATATTAGTATTGTTTATATGTTGATAAAATTTCCAAGTAGAGTGAGGAAAATAATAATTTACCATAGACAATCTATATTCCCA